GTTGACGACTCTATAACCTCGCCCTGTTTAATCTCAGTAGCACCATCACAGACCAGCTCCCTGTCACCATCTTTAATCAGGTCATTATCAATCGATGACTTATCAATGCTCTTGAATATAGCGTTAACTAATACGATGTTTTCAGTAGTTGTCACAGGTGGGTCGAAAGGGTTATTACCACCACCTGTCACAGTGACTTTGACAAGTGTAAGAATAGGCGAGTCATTCTCGCCCACTTTTACATTGGCTTTAGCTAATCCGCGAACTACCTTAGCAGCTACTGATAGGCCGCCCATTAGATATTTATCCCGCTATAGAAAAACTCTTCACGATGTAGCCCTGAACTCTTTAAGTAAGGGTTTAGCCATTGCGACACAGCAGGCACAAGCGGAGTAGTACGGGCATTCGAGCCGTCTTTATAATCCTCGGAATAAACGCCCTGAACATTAAAGCCTTTAAGCTCTTGATCATCAGCAGTCTTGTTGAAGTCTGCACCTTTATTAATCGAGTCGCCATAAGTTATCTGGGCTCGTTGTACATCAATAGGTATTGAGTTAGAAGCTACTAAATAGCCATGAGCGTAAACATTACGGCGCGGAAAGATGCCGGTTTGAGTAGGGTCAACAATATTGCCCTGTAATCGGTTCTGATAAGACTTAACTAATTGGTAATAGCTCTGCCTTAGCTGTGTCTCTGCTATTGTGTCATCAGCATCAATAACAAGCCCCATATCAGTAGCCATTAGGCGAGCATCTGCCAGGCTGATGAAGCTATTAGCATTAGCTACAACTGTTCCATCTTCTACGGTTAGCGGCATGATTAAACCTTATGGTGTTGGTGCGAGGGCTAAAATCTGCTTAAGCATCTCGTTTCTGGTGAGGTTTGGTGATGACGTTCCGCCATACTGAACAATGATGTCATCAAGTAACTGATTTCTAGTTTTTGGCGTGATGGCATACAGTGCCGGAGTCACACTAATTAGCTCAGATATTTGATCGAATAATTCGTTTCTAGTCATGGCTTAATTATAACAGCCATAGCCATAAACACAAAAACTAGATAAATCCAATGCGCTCAAAGAATAATCTAACCCTATCGCAGATGGTCGGCCTGTATTCCATCTTGGCATAATGAACACAATCACAACCGACAGAATACATCATTTGCCCTTTGATCTGCTTCTTGATTCACCACGATAGCCATTAGCATAAACCGCCCTACCTTGAGCCTCTGCTTGGGCCTTAGTTGGGTATTTCTTACCGCTCTTACCCCACTGATACTTATTACCTACTTTATGTACTGGCATTATCCCTTCCTTTCAAAAATAAATGTCATTTTATCAACTGTTAATGTCGGGGTTCCACCACCCGCACCTTCAATCAGCATTTGAAATAAAAATTGATTTTGTTGGGTTGTGGCCAAATCCAATGCCAAGGTTAAAGATTCATAAACCAAATCATCAGATTCTTTGGGTTCTTTTCTATAAAATGGGTCGTAAGGTGCGCCGTTAATTAACAGTTGAAAAAATGCCCGCTTGCCTGTTGAATTCAAACTATATGACCAATTCACCGTTAACTCATAAATACCGCTAGGCTGAACATCAGGCACAAACCAAGATTTGCATGTAACCCAATTTGTTGGTGCTGTGTCATTATTAGCTTGGGTGGTGGTTGATGAGGTTGATGGCGCTGAATCATTGTATTCATACAAATAGGGTGGATAAGTATTTAAACGAATGACAGTTAATCCTGTTTGAATTAAATCAGCACCCGCATTGATTAACGCATCTTCACTCATAGCATCCACTGTTAGCGCTATATTGGCATTAGCGGGCAATTCAAACGTCACACTTGAAGTATTGAATCGGCATGAAGTCATTGTGATGTTCATGGTTTTAAATGACTGACACAAAAACTGGATTGAATTACTTTCCAAACTACAATCAAATAATTGCACACTATCTACACTGGGTTGGCTTCTTGATGCTGTGGTGAAAATCGTGCTATCACCCCCGCCAAACGTACAACCCCTATAAATCCCATTATCAACATCAAGGACATTATTAGTCGCATTGGCCAACATGGTGCAATTATTGAATGTTAGTTGGCCGCTTGTATTGCTGATGGCGTGAATGCCTTGTTTGAATGACACGTTTTCAAAGGCTGTTTGGAGGTTTGATGTAGCATTCCCAAAGTTGAAATAATCAGTAAATGTAACATCACGGAAACTTCCTTCATGGTCACCAGTATAGGCATTAGCTACCACTACTGATGTATTTTCATCCGAGCCTTGTGCCCTCATTGATACATTTTCGCGGATTGTCACGTCAGGAATTTCAGCTGATGATAGCCAAATTGTAAAATCCAGGCTTGGATTAGCATCGGCCAAACTAACCACATCGGCCCAGGCATTATATTCACGGCCACTTCCACCATCACCACCATCAGGGGCATTAACATCAAAATAGCGGGCTGTTCCCACAAAGCTCTGTATGAATGACGAAAGTACAACGTAATTAACGCCGGTTAAATCAACACCAAGATTAACAGCTTGTATATACGTAACATCATCAAAAACTACTAAGGCTGTTCCGGTGCCGATACTGTTAGTCACTATGGAGAATGTAGGCGGCAATGAGCAGTCAGTTATAGTCACCGTCACATTACCTGTATCAGCGATAACTTGTACTTCCGCACCAATAACACATGTATTCATAACACAGTCAATATTCTGACCGATAAGCGCACCATCGTTTTGAATAATAAGTGGCTCATTTGCTTGGGGCGTGATAATACAGTTAGAAATCGCTATTCGCGGAGCTTTTAAATTCGTTTCAACCGAACCTTGAAAGGTGCAGGCATTAAAACGAACGTAGTTTGTCGGGTCAGTCAAGCGGCAACCGAAGGTTAATCCGTTATCAAAAGCGATCCCGTCAAACTGCATTTTGTAATTATTGTCAGCATCAAACGTGACAGATTGTTCAAAGGTGAGATTGGACGTTTCGCCTTGATAGCCTGATGGGTCAGAATAAATAACCTCATTCGTTACTCGAATAACATTGGCCGAACCTAAGCCCACCACCGATAAATTAGGTGCATACGTTACGTTGGTATGAGAACCGGCTTGAACGGCTACTGAATATTCTGTGCTTGGATTAGCGTTTACAAAAGTCAATAAATCCGCCCAATCGTTATAAGGGTCAACAGCTGAACCGCTGCCTTGTGCTGTTGCATTACTATCAAAATACAAAGTAGAGCGAGGCGCGTATACATCATTGGTTAACATGGTGTTTAGACTGTTTCTAATGTCGCCATGCGTTGTTGGTTCTAATGGTATTCTAGGCATAATTTAATCCGTCCAGTTTTCAGAATCATCCCATGCTTCAGGGTCGAACCAGTTAGGCGGGATAGGTGTAGGACTAATAACATCAAGCAATAGCCGCAATAATTCGTTTCTAGTAATGCCCGATGGAATTGGAACACTTCCACCAGATACATTAATGGCAAGCTCAAGAAGATTGTTTCTTGTGCGCTCATCAATTACATAAGGAACTGCAACGGGGTTAACTAATTCAGATATTCGTTGTAAAAGCTCATTCCTAGTTAACATTATGCTGCCTGATGTTAAAGCCCTAGTAAAAGGGCGTTGAGGGCAGTTAAGGGATGAGGGACTATTGAGGGATGAGGGAGAGGGTAAGGTGTCACCGCGCGGCAACGTGCCGAAGCCCTCACTTCGACATATTAAGTATAGCCTAAATTATAGGCATAAAAAAACCCCCAATTAAGGAGGCTATTTAGTTGGGCAATATTACAATAAAGCCGGTTTATCATCTGCCATTAAGACAGGAGGCTCCGTAACTGCTTTGGGGTTAGGGTCAAACTTGGCATCGATTACATCAAAGCCTTTAGCTCGCCACTTTTTAACTTCCTTCATATCGACAGGATGCTTTAAGTATTTAATTTTATAATCTTCGCCCACAATTCAAACTCCTAAAGAATGAAAAAAGGGGCCGTTAAGCCCCTATAGGATTACTGTGCTTGATCAGCAATGGTTAACACACCGGCAGTGTGCTTAGTGCTAGACATTGCATTAACCCAGTTTGCGCCAGTTGCTAGTTGGGCATCTGTGGGTGAGGCAATAGCTGTATTCCAAGCGTATCCCTTAACCTTGCTGCCGAAAGTGTAATCAGCCTGGAAGGTTGTATCAATCCGCTCATTGCCGTTAGTGGTGTCAATGTTGGTGATAATGTCGCTAGAACCATCAACAATCAGACCACCGCTAACCAATGACAACACCTTATACAAATCAGGTGTTCCAGATGTGTCGGTCAAAGCAGGAATATCCGAAACAACAAACACCTTGCCAAGAATAGACTGGATTGTCACATTGCTAGACTGAAACAAACGCTCGCCGTTCTCTAAGCCCTTTTGTAGCAACTTATGATAAGCAGCTCCGCTCATTACATCAGCAACCAGCATTCCTGACATATCACCAAACTTAGCGTGAGCGCCGTTGATAGCGGTCTGCGTCAAAGCACCCGCACCTGATGTCAATGCTGAAACATCGTTAACCAATGCAGGGACATTCTCAACAGCAGCAACACCAGAAGCAACAACAGTATTGAGTTGGTCAGCCAATAGAGCATCGGCAAAACCTTCAGCAATGCTATTAATCGCATTCTGTGGGTCGTCATTCAGATAGGTAATCTGAGAAGGCTCAAAGATGATGGGGCCGAAACCGCCTGCAACCTTAACGCCTACTAATTCAGACTCAGCCAAAGGTGTTGCCGCTTGCGTAGCATTTGCGCCTGTTCGTACTACTCGACGCTGAGCGCCAGCAACCGAGGCAAAAAACGAAGCCTTGTCAAAGTTACCCATCCATCGGCCTGGGATTAATTGAATAGCGCCACCTGAACCAGCATTAAACGCCGTTAATTTTTGTCCGAGTAATTCGATAGTGCGTAAACGAATCTCCTCGTTATAAACCTGCATATTTGATAAAGCCATGATAATTCACCTTGAGGCATAAGCCCCTATTAAGAAGTCAGACCGCTTGCGCGGAGTCGTTGTTTAAATGCTGCGTCTGGATCATCACTGGCCGCCTGACCGCCTTGTGAATTGTTTGCGCCTGAACCCTTGGTATCTGGAGCCTTAAGCATTGCTGACCAAGTAGGATCAGTTTCTGCGTGTTTTAAAAAGTCTTCTGTTGTATTAAATTCCTTGCCGCCGGAGCGAATAGAAATCGTTGGTTTGCCATCTTCACTATAAGACACGTCCGTATCGGCATTTAACATCGCCTTTGCTGCTGGCGTGAAGTTATCGTGAACCTTGCCTAAAATGTCAAAATGGACATCGTTTAAATCTCGCTGCTTTAACAAATTATTAGCAATCTCAGCCTTCGAGTTTGCTTCAGCAACTAATCTAGATCGTTCGGCCTCGCCCAATTTCTGAGCTTCTTCAAACTTCCCCTCAGCTATCAGCCTTGCTTCATCAGCCTTTACAGCCGCTTTTCTTGCGTCCTCAACCTTTTGCTCACTTTCTGAAACAACAGCCTTGGACTCGCTGATCTTGCCAAGCAGTTCATCACGTTTATTAATTAAGCCCTCGACGTCTTTATCGTGAACCTTGTTAATAAGGGACTTTTGCTCGTCTGTTAAACCTTCTATTGTTGATAAATCCATGATGCACCTTATGCGTTGTGGGCCTAGCCCGTCATTGAGAATTATAAACGCATTTTGCAATTGTGACAAATATTGTCACTTTCTGACAAATAGCGTCACTTTCTGACATAAAGTGTCACATATCGAGGGAGTGTCATTCGATTTCAATTGGCCCCCTTGACAATATATTTGGGGGTGTGTTTAAGGGGTGTTTAAACTAAAGGGAAATTAAGCAGGTTTAAGGGGTATATAAACCCCTATCAAAAGAAATAGGTTTAAGTTGGGGTGTCAATAGGTGTGAATCTATGGAGATAAATGATAACCAAAACTCTCCCGCTTATTATTGGCCTCTAAGTATCCTGCCAAGAGCATTATCCTTGTCCTTCATCTCTGTCAAAGTCAAAGGGGTTAGATTCTTGTCATCAATGGTCATCGCTGCGAATGACTCAGGGGTTATAGATTTGTCCTTGATGCCTTTGCGGAATGCCTTACCTAATGTTGGGCCTAGTTGAGCGTCCTGAGTTGCCGCGCCTCCTTTCTTATTACCAAGTTTGGCAAACTCATCATAAAATATCTGCTTTGAGTTGGTCTGAGTAGGCTGCAACAATCCACTATCAGCATCGCGGAAATTTGATGGCCTGTAACCTATTTCATCTTCGTCATCATCAGCCTGAATATAGGGGCTAACAGCTGAACGGCAATTATAGTGAAGTGGCGGATAGTATCGGCGCTCTTCCTTTTTGAATATAGCGCCATCCCTTGAGGAACATATACGGCTAGTACGTGAATCAAGTACTGAGATATGCTGCATATACTCGACTAACGGCTCCTCTTCAAAATATACCTGTCTGGCTGTGTTGGCATAATGGTTCGTCCCTGTGCGAGCTATACCCATTGCCTCCTTCTGTGTTTTGATAATCCGGTTGTCGGTTTCTGCTAGTACCTGGCCTGCAATCTCTCTTGTCGATACACCCCCAACAAAGCCATTCGCCACAATAGCGCTGATCTGCTGAGCATTCTTATTGGTGTAATTTCTGAGCATCTGATTGTAAGAAGTGTATGAGCCTTCACCCAGTTTAATCAGTGAAGTTTTAGCGGCTACATTTACCGCCGCCTTTGTAACCACAGCTGCTTCTGCTTCTGGATACATCGCCCCAATAGTTTTAGATTGCCAGTCAGCTTCGTACTTACCGACTGCCGCATTGCCTGTGGATAACTCTTTGTTGTATTCGTTTAAGTGAGTGCGGGTAATCTCGTTGATGTCAGCTAATAGCTTCTTGCGCCGGTTAGCCGTTAGATTCTTGCCAACTTCGCGATTGATGCGGTTAGTTATATCTTGCTGCATCGCTGCAATATAAGGCTTGGCGTCATTGCCTAAGCCGACAGCCACACGCTGAATATAGAGGTTGTGCTTGGCTTCCAGTGCTATCAACTCCTCATTAGCTGCCATCAGTGTTCCTTCACATGCTCAAACAATTCAGGAGCGTCTAATAATAACCAGAAGTAGATGATTGAATTGAATAGGTTTGACTCCATAACCTCGCTAATCTCGCCGCTAACTTTGTCAATCATGCAGGCATTGCCGTCAATCTTCATTAAATCAACCGGCCAGTCAACATGAGTGATGCCATTATTGCCGCATTCGTCAACGATATACGCTAGCCCTATAGCCTGATTTAACGGGGTAACATTACTCATCAACAGATACCGGATTTTCTAACTGCTCAATCCTTAGCAATAAAGCCGCTTCAGTTTCAGACATGCCATCAGATTCATTGGTCAGATCATCTTCAAGCTCTGCGTTTGTTTTATCAGTGTAGTTTGCCTTGCGCTTAACCTCTTGCAGCTCATTCAGTGAAGCCGCACCACCTTGAACCATCTGGAACATGGCGAGAACGTCTTGAAACGTCATCGATTCGGTCACAAACTTGTCATTAACTTTTATCAGTATGTCATCAGATGACACGCCCATAATATCAGCCGACCAGATAGCGCACTGAGTAAGCCCTGCCGATACATTCGAGGCGATACGCTTAAGTTGTGATGTAGCTGCATTCTTTTCCATCACCTCACCGCCTAATGTCTTAGATGATGATTTGTCCTGAACCACTTGAGCGCCCAACATAATCATGCGCTGCTCATCTCTCAGCATTTCAGAGGCAATAGCGCCTGTGGCTTCAATCTGTAATATCTCTACCCTATCACCCTGCTCAAACATGTTTTTACCCTTGGCACCAACGTCCATGCCTTCAGGGTTTAATTCTGTGAATGCCTCATCGCCCATATTGCTATAGACGTTAGTCATGCCCTGGCCGTGATAGTGCAGGTTGTCCCGATTATCACAATCAAGCATAAAATGGCCTAGATTCTGATGAGCAAGGTCGAACATTACTGGCCTGTCATAAGATGGGTTATTATTCTCTGAGCCGATAAATTGAAAAGGTATGAAGTCGAGCGCTCTGCCATTAACCAAAGGTATGATGATTTCGCCAGACTGAACACCATCCCTATATACCGTTACTGTATAAACACCATCGCGCAGATTTAATACACGTTCTTGACTGGCTAATTCATATTCACCGTTCTCATATTGGTAATAGGTTTCACACAGACAGACCTGAACTAATACGTCTTTGTCGACCACGTAACTCTTAATATTCTCTGCTGTGTAGGGTATCCATTTGGGCAGTGCTTGGTTAGCGTCTGCCAACGTACCACCGGCCAATGTAGGAGGGTCGACCAATACACCAGATCGAGCAGTGATTAATACCTCACTAGTAATAGCATTAGCAAAGTCCTGCATTGTTGAATTAGTACCATCAGCGTTATTCTTTAGCTCTTCCAGCCTATCAGGTAGTTCAACCTCAATAGCCTTTTCGCCAATCATGCCCAGATAGGTGTCGTGAGTGGTTCCGGTAAAGTTGGTAAATCGACCCCGAGAGAAGTAGTCAAACTTGCGCTTAGTTAGCTCTGTGCTGTTAGAACTGCGATAGCTCGGGGCAATGATGCTGAAGTATCCCTGATCAGCTGTTAGCAGCCTAACCACTCCAGGCTTGCCGAGAATAGCCGCTCTGATTTGCGCCCATACTGGCAGAGAATCAATATATAAATCATCTGCTTTGAATTTCTGGTTGTTGGTGTTCATAGGCTACCCGTGTATCGCAAAGCGCTTTCGCTTCTGCTTGATGTAGTAATGCTCAACGGCATAACGAAGGGAATCGATAAAGTGATTCCAATCGTCAACAGGTTTATTGGTAGCCTTGCCACTTTTATCCACCGCCCAACAATAGTTGTCAAATTCTGTCTTAAATTCTACTAAGTGAGAGTTTAACACGATTTCAAATTCTAACAAAAAGTCGACTCCCGCATTAATAGAGTCCTTACCCTTCATCGCCCCACGTACTCGACAGCCCTTACCCTTGAGTGAATCTATTGATTTAGGCTCTGCGCTATCACAAGTTGTCAGATGCCTGTGTGCGTTCATTTCCTTGAGCTTTTCAGATATGGCGTAATTGCTTAAACCCTTCTCATAGAAGCCCTCGAATATAAACAGCTTGCGGTTCTCTACATCGATATAGGTTTGATTGAATGCTGAGGGGTCATTAGTGTAGCCAAAGTCTAATCCTTGGACACAATCAAGCCCTGAGATGTCTGCCTCTTTGATGGGCCTAATCTTAACATTCTGGAATATCAGCCCTTCAGATGTACCCCAATTGCCTAAGCAGTAGATATTATAATATCGGGGATTAGTCTTCTTCTTGTTCTCCATGACCATTTTATATTCATCATCGATGAACTGATTGTCGAGATAAGTGGTTTTTAGAGTGAACACTGATTGTATTGGATCATCAAAGAACACCTTCTTTAGCCAGTGTTGGTCTGATATAGGATTGAATGTAAGTATTATCTGTTTAAGGCAGCCATGCTCACCCCTTAGTCGTAAATCAAGCTGTTCGAAGTCCTCTTGTGTTAATTCGCTGGCTTCCTCTATCCATATCGACGTTACGCCCTCAATAGATTTGAGTTTTTCCACGTCATCCAGCCCGCTGAAGATAACCATCGACCCATTGGGCTTATAGGTCATTTCCTTGTCAGTCTTGTTTATAGTGAAGTCGTTATATAGCCCCCACTTGATAACTAGATCATTCATCAGCTTCCAGACTGATTTTTTTATTGTCCGGTCAACCTTTCTGATTATTAAAATAGTGTGCTTTACATCAGACTCATTAAGCAATCGATAAAGCTTCTTCCTACCGACAATATGAGACTTACCCGAACCAGCACCCCCATAAGGAACCTGATAGCGTGATTGATTCTGAAACAAAGGGACAAAGGCAGGAGATTTATCTTTGACGTGCTGTTGAAATGCCGCTAAGTCTAGCTCACCACTCGGCATCATCAGCCTTTGATACAGTCACAGTGTTTTTAGTGGTCTGTACGTTATTATCAAAGCCACCAGTGTAATCCGTTAAAGCCTTCCATGCGCTCACCCTAGCCGATTGGGTTGAGCCCTCTACATCGTCCTTAGTCTCAGCTAACAGCCCTTTAACAACCATCTCGACGGTACAAAGTGCATCTTCTTGAGCCTTTGCCATGAACTCCTGAATAGCATCCTGAATGTAATCATTTGTCATTATGCGGTAGGCTGTCTGCCTTGCTGAGTTTTCGGCATAACCTGCTGTAATTGCTGCCTTTGTTGCGTTAAATCCGTTACTGCAATACTCATTAACAAATATCTTCTCTTTATCCGTCATCTTACCCATAAATCCCCCTAAGAGATTATGTTTGACCCCTAAGGCCGTTTAACTCCGTTATGGAGTGAGCTTAGTTACTATTGCTGCCAGTGTTGTGTTTCGTGTTTCGTCATTAACACCCGCTGCTGAATATACATTCCAGTTGAAGCTTGATTGTGACATACCGCTAGCGTTGATTGCCGTTACAGTAACCAGTGTTGTTATTACTGCTGTAGTGGCTACGTAATTAACTACACCCGTTGTGCCTACTTGAGTCGCACCTGGAGGCAATCCTGTAATAGTGTAAGTCGATGCGCCTGTCCAGTTAGCGCCTAAATCAATGCTGTCTGATGTTGTGTTGTCTGTGTTTATATTGGTGTATGGCGTTGTTAGAGTGGGTGAGCCGCCCGCCGGTAAAATGCCAAAGTAGTAATCAGCAAGTAAGTTGCCTTCGATGAATGCGCCTGCCGTACCTGTGTGTAAGTCATTCATAGGGTTAACGCCACCATACTGCCCTTTAAATGTGTAATCTGGCAGCGACCCTATGCCCTGGTTTAGCGCTGTTAGTGGTGGATCACCCCCTAAAGCTGTGAAAGTATCAATATGGGATTTAATTCCTGTTATTGCAGTGATCTCTGTATTTGCCTCGTTCCTATCATCCCTTATCGGTTGTGAATCGAGATCCGTCCTTGCCCAAATAGTTCGAACATTTACAGTATAAATATCAGCCGTTGCTACAAAAGCCGCTTGAAGCTCATTTATATCTGATTGATAGGCCGCTGAGAATCCAGCCCCTTTGTTACCCCAATCTAAAGCATCATTAGTGCCGCCAATATAAAACGCTGTGTCCGCATCGGGGTAAGCTGTCGCAATATTAGGGCCGCCACTTAAAGGGGTTCCGTTGATAGCATCACCAATAATGACGCCCGTTGATGCGTTAACATACCCGCCGCCCTCGTTGTATATTCCTATCTTTGCATATCTATCTTCTGCTGCTAATCGTCGCTGAAGTATCCATGCTGTTTGACAATCATAGGGAACATCGGAAAAAGAGGCCGATGGCTCTTGTTGATTAGTTTGAGAATCACCAAGCAAAACAATAGGCGCATCTGTCGCAACTAAATCAGCCCTAACATTAGCAATCAGGAAGTTTTTAAACCTTACACCTGTAACTGATAGCGCTGCGGCTCCAAAAGAGTTAGCACCAAAGCATATCTCTGTATGCTGCGGCCCTGATAAGTCAAAGCCTGTAGCAACTGCTGTCATGTATGGCGCGTTATTAAATCCCAGCGTCATGTAGGTATTGCCTGCATCAACATACCAAGAGAAGTTGACTCTAGTAAATTCATCTGTATTGAGTAGGCTGTGCAGTTTTAATACATCAGTAATTCCGGTGATTGCATTGGTCTCTATTTTCTGAGTAGCCAGATTAAAAAGATAACTAGCAATTTCATCAGTTACAGATACTTTTTGCAGTAATTCAAATCGATTAATGTTTAGTGTGCTGTATACACCGAATGCCTGCCTTGTGCCTGTTGTCGCCATGCCTGTTGAACCGCTAGCCGTATTATTAGCGGTGAGGTATTCAGTCTCAATATCAAAGGACAATTGCCCCTCTGTTTGCATAAACGCGAGCTGACCGGAGTTGTAGGTATATGAGATTATACCCGGGGTGCCACCAACACCACCACCAACCACGCCCTTAGCGCCAGCGTTAAAACTTGTCCCATCAAAGTAATCGCCCGAATTATTTATAACATCGGTTGAGTTTTCGTTAGCATCTGCACCCATCTCACCATCGGTAGGCAGAGAAGCCAAAGAATTAGTAATCTGTATAGCGATATCACCTGAGTCGTATTTTATCCAACCAGCCATTACTCACCTCTTAATTTTAATTCGCCGCTTGTAGGGCTTAGCCTTGTATCTCACGGGGATAAAACAATCTCCACCATGCCAGAACTGCTCAATCGACTCAATCACCAAATACTTAACATCAAGAGTCTTGGTAAGCTTAAGCTCTTCTCTGTCCAACACTTCTTTTTTGGTGAATTGCGCCACACCAGCTAAGCCTGATTATTTAATCATCATTATATCATTGTTTGGATTATATGCTAACAGGGCTTAAAGTACCTTATCCGCCTTATCCTCTTTGTTAGTTAAGTAAGTTCTTATCATCAATGGTTAAACTGTAAACTTAGCCTTAATCCCGTCAATCCTAGCAATGGCAAGCCTTACCCTGCGCTTATCTGCCAATGAGATTGTTTTCCCTGCATCAATATCGACCTTATTAATATCAATGCAGATTTTATCAATTAAGAACTGATCCTTTAGATGGTTAGGCAAATAGGGCTTGTCTCGCTTCTCTAGCTTCTTGCCGCCGAATAGCTCATCCAGGTTCAAACCTAATGCGTTATATAAATCTAATCCATTAGCATCACAAGCAAAGCAGTGCGCCCCAACCGAACTATCAGGACGCTGTGAGATTATCATGGCAAAATCCTTATCGCCATGAACGGGGCATTTAGCTATCCATTTACTCCCCTGCACTTTTACATTGTCACCCAATGCCGCTAATAATTCCCTCATTGTGGCTTCCTGTTTGCGTATTTAATATTCTGGTATCTAATCCAGTTATGAGTCATCTCGCCCCAAGTCTCAACATCATGCCTGTTTATCTTGTTAGGCCAAACTCCATACTTTTCCCTGTACTGATTAGCAGCCCAGCCACCCTTATAGCCCTTGAATGCTGCATACTTAGATAGCTCTGAGTAAAACTGCTCTTTTGTCTCTCTGGTATCCTTACGATTAGCCTTACTTCCGGTTAACTCGACCAATAAAGCGCCATCGTCTTCCATCTGCTCTAATCTAGGTACTTCATAGCCGCAAGCCTTACACTTATATCCTGCCATCTGCTGAAAACAATCAGGGCATTCTCTAGTCTTAACCTCTTTAACATCTTTTTTAGTTAGCTCTTGCTCATTATGTGTTTTATCACCGCTATGTAATACCTCTGGAACTATGTCTTCAGCGTATCCAAACCGCTCAAAGTTACTGGCATGGTCTAAATAAATAGCATGAGTCTTACCCTCAAATGTACGCATCAACCTGCCTACGCGCTGAACATAAGTAGTAATCGACTTAGTAGGAAAACAATCAATAATACACCTAACACTAGGGGCATCGTATCCAGTGTTAAGAAGACGAGAACAAGACAAGACTTTAAACTCACCTCTATCATGCGCTTCAAATAGCTCATCTCTTTCATCCTGGTTAAACGTACAATCAACATGCTCAGCACTGATGCCATTCTTATTCAGTCGCTCAACAAGGTTTTTAGATAGGTTCTGTGTGGGGCTAAAGGCTATGGTCTGAGCATTCTCGCCGTATTCCATCCAATTCCTAATAATACAACCGGCTAACCTATCGCTATCACTTTCAGTAGCTCGCTCAATATCATCAGTCTTATAGGTATTAGGGTTAACTGATTTTATCTTGCTCATATCAATATGCTCACCGCCATAATAACGGATAGGACATAAGAAGCCTTGGTCTAACAATTCTCGCTGAGTTATCGGCACTATTAGATTGTTGTAAATCTTACCAAGCCCCTTGCTGTATGGCGTAGCTGTTAATCCAATAATGGGGATATTGTTATATTGAGCGATTATCTGATTAATAACATCGTACTGAGTGTGGCACTCATCCACTAAAGCCATATCAAACTCAGGCAATGCCCGCTTATGTTTACCTATCATTGCTTGAACAGTCTGAATGCTAGCTATCTGGATAGGAGCTTGCGGGTTATGTAATGGGTGATTAGCCATCCTTACACCGAAATCAATCCCCATCTGTGTAAACTTATCAATAGACTGCTCAACTAACTGTTTACGATCACAGAAAAACCAGCCCTTTTTACCCATATCCTGACAGTTTTTAAGCATCTCACCGGCTAACACTGTCTTACCGAATGATGTTGGGGCCGCAATGATGGGGCGCTTTAAGCCTCTACGCATTGAATCCCTAGCCAGTAATAGTGCTTTTTCTTGATGTTTGTAGAGATTCATCCTCTTGACTCCAATAATTTACCGCTGTTGCTAAATATCCGAATCATCAAACGACCACCTGAGTCTGCTCTTTGCTCTATTCTCAATGGCAGATCACTCTCAATAGGGCTATATGATCTAGCCCATTCAGCAGCCTTCAGTAGTGTTTTGATAATTAGGGTTGATGACCTTGTCATTCCTCCATTAGGCGCGTCCATTACATAAACTCGATCATAGCTTGGGTAATAGTTATGCTTTTTTGTTTGTTTTTCCTGCTCATTTAAAACTCCTCAATTTTCAGGCATAGGGTCATCTTAGAGGGTCATTTGACCTATGCTCCTCTTTTATATAATCAATACAGCTTAGGCACGTATCATTCAATTATCAGGGTACAGTTTTTACTCTTGCCGGAGCCTATACATTTGTTAGACCGGATTAGTTCCGGTGATCCGCTTTGTTTACCCTGTTTTGCTCAGGTAGCCAATTGATTAAATGCGATGGCTATAGAACGCTTGTCTTAATGACCCTGTTTATGTCCACCCTCGTATGCTGCCAAGGATAGAACCCACCCCTCTAAATCCTATTCTCCGGAGAGAATATTTGCCGTTTAAGTTTCTATATCACGGCTGGTGGTGAAGTACGTGTTTTGTAGTTGAAAACTTCAGGGGATTTGATTAAAATACAAACATCCTCCGTAGCTACTACTACGTTGGCCTACCTCAAACCCCTTTCAATTTGCGTTGTTAGGGGTTTTCTACATCTGGCAAGCCAATAAACATAACTCTAATACTATTTAACCGTCTTTACAAATAAGTAAAACCTATTGAAATCTGATTACTGATAAGTTTTACCTATTAGGGTGCAAGTGTAATAGCTAGAAGATAGATAGCTGGTCTTTAGGCTGCTCAATGTAATCATCAACACACCATTGAGAAGCAAAGGCTTGCGCTATACCGTCAAAAGTCTTAGATCGAGCTTTCCACCTATCAGGTCCAGGCGGCATAAAATGTATTCTCTGTCGCTCATTAGCAGGTAATAGCATCATCTCATCATAAACATCATCGGTCGGATGTAGTGGTGGAATGCCAGACAGCCATAAGCAGGTAGCCTTTTGTTCTTTGTGGCCAAACATCCAAGGCTGAATAATCTGGTCAGGGAATCGATACCGGCTAGACATAATGCAAACAGGGTTCTCAATGGCCCACCTAGCCCCAGAATCAACGCAAGCACCAACAAAAGCCATGAACAGGTCAATACCTTCCTGCTGCCTACCGTCTGCCCTCTTAGCCGCGAAATGAGCCGCACCGCTTACCGCAAGATGAGTACAGGGAGGGTGACAGATAATTAAATCCCAATGACCGTTGCGGATAGCCTCAACACCATCGCACTGGATATGATAGATAGACTCATCATCAGCCGGTAATAGGTCACAGCTCCAAGCATCATGCCCCTTAGACCTGAATGCATCCCTTACTGTGCCGGATGATTCGCAAGCTATTAAAACGCGCATTAGTAAAATATCCAGTTTATATAACAGATTACAACCAGGGCCGATAAATACAGAGGCCAGGGATTATCCTTGTTCAGTAAATAATTCTTCGCCTTTATCAGCTTCTCAGGGTTATAAAGCGAATATGCCATCATTGCTAGGGCGATTCCTACTGATAGTAGAACTGCCTTATTCATTGCTATTTCTCCTTATTGGCTGTGGGTGGTGTGGGGAGGGGCATCCAGTGGGTTACAGGGCTTGTACTATCTCCAGTCTCCCAGTTGATAATAACTAAGGGCCATTGACCAACAAAAGGAACACACTCAAGCCGGTCATTTTCCTTGCAGTAGACAAAAACAACCTCACCATCTTCAGGCAGTCGATCATCCACACTTATCCACTCCCTTTCTGCCAGTTGGGATTGAAGGCGCTCTATAACTTTTTCCATCCCTTCAATGGCTGCTACCGCTGTCATCGGATATTCTATAACTGAATTTACATTCCATTCGCTCATTTTACTTGTCCTCCTTAATGGCAGATATAAGTTTTTCTTTATTCATCACCCAACACCTCCACACTGCCAATTAGCTTAGCCTCCCAAGCCTCAAGGCGATTATCTTCAGTTAATGTAATCCTAATATTACGGATGCCGATAGCAGCATAAACGGCCTGCCTTGACGTATATCCCATGACTCGCATGGTTTCATATACGCCAAACTCCTTCTTGAATTTCTCCAAACTCCAACTCTGAGTGCCCACTTATTTTTAACTCCCATCTTGTTAATGTGTAGCTATAGTAGCACTATTTTACATTGAGTGTAACTATTTAGTTGACAGCCACAGCATCAATTGCTAAAGTTCGGCTATCAAATCAAAACTTAAACCAAGGAGATAGAAGATGTATGAAAGACAAAGAGGAAATGCAACCACAGGATTCGCAGCGTTTTTATTTATTGCGATTATTTTTGCCGCTTGGATTACCCATATTATTCATTGCTTATCTGAAGAGGCTTGGGGTTTTCTCATTGCGGGAGCCATCATGTTCCCCATCGGAATCATCCACGGAGTCGGACTATGGTTCGGAGCCTTCTGATAAAAAAGATAGTTAACTTATTGCCCGCCTAGTGTGGGCATTTTTGGTAGAAGCAGTCAAAACGGAGGCAGGGACATGAAGACAGCAAGCATATTTGATTATTCACCGCCGGTTAGAGATTTAGAGCCGGAGCCGCTACCCACTAAGGTTCCGAAGTTAGAGAAAAAGAACGGCAAGTTTATTTGGGGATCAGCAGATAGGAAGGTGAAGAAATGAAGCTATGGCATGTACAAGCAGAAGGAATGGACGGACAGATAGCAGTGAGCGTTGATGCTTTTATCGAGTCGCTTATTGATGATGGTTACAAGCAGTATGATGTTGATAGAGGTAAGGGTTATCGCACTGTCCACGCTATTGATGATTGTGATATTTATATCGAATATTTTTTAATCCCAGTAGAAGTAATAGGAGCAGCAGAATAATGTATATCGACATTACAAAAACCGCTGAAGTTAATGCAGATAAAATGCGGGCTATGTTTGACGCTAATGACATTCATAGCACTGAGTATAAATACCTTCAGAAAGAATTAGCTTGGGCTTTATTAGCTGCCTTGGAATTTGAGCGCAAGCATGGTGACAAAGCATGAGCGAGTTAGAACCGATACTTCAACAGGCAAGAGATGGAGCGTGTTTTGCGGCAAGGGCTAAGGCTGCACTGCACTTCAAAGAGGAAACCGATGACTTTGTAGCGGGTAGGACTAACCTCTATCCAGAGGGAACTATTGAGTACTCTGCCTATGATGAAGAAAGAAAGTTATTGGTGGTTGAGTTTATGCGTAATTACGAACAAGAGCAGAAAGATACTGCTAGAACTTTAGGAGAAGGTGAATGAGCTTTGCAAAGGAAGTATGGACTACATTAGCCTCGGTTAATTGTAGTGATAAGGTTGATAAGAAAGGGAACATGACTTACCTGTCCTGGGCTTGGGCTTGGGCGCAGTTAATGAATCATTACCCTGAATCAGAATATGAGTTTACAAGCTCAGAGATTGACGCTGTTGGATCTGTAACTGTGTTCTGCAATGTAACTGTTAAAGAGGGCGACCATAGCTTAAAGCGGTCTATGTGGCTTCCTGTGATGAATCATAAAAACGCCTCAGTTATTAATCCAACATCGCGAGAAGTGTCAGATAATAAAATGCGCTGCCTAGTTAAATGTTTAGCTATGTTTGGGCTAGGTCACTATCTATACGCTGGTGAAGACTTGCCCGATCCTGAAGTTACACAAGCTGCTGAGAAGGCTAAGTATGATGCACTATGTCTAACTCTTGCCGGAACAATCGATGCGATTAAGGAAAGTATTGAGTCTGGTGATTATTCAGCAGGTAGTGAGGCTTGGCAGGAATTAACCGAGGAAGAAAAGATGGGGTTATGGAAGGCACCGAGTCGCGGAGGTTGTTTCACTACCCAAGAGCGTGAAGAAATGAAGTCAGCAGAATTTAGAAAAGCTAATCAAACTGGAGTAGAAAAATGAAAGTTGGCGTAAAAATAAAGATGGACGTAAGCAAGATTGAAAAGGCTCGATTATTCAAAGGGCAAAAGGGCGTGTATTTAGATGCCACTGTGTTTATTGACGTTGACAATAAAGATCAATACGAAAACAACGGCATGATTACCCAAGACGTTAAGAAGGAAGAGAAAGACCAAGGCGTTAAGGGGCCGATACTGGGCAATGTGCAAGTGTTCTGGCGTGACGATAACAACGCACCACAACAGGCTAATCAACAGGCTATGGCACAACAGGGCAACGATCCATCTGACTGGGAAGACGACCAGTCAATCCCATTCTAAGGAGGCACCATGAACATAGATAGACAAGTGATGATGCTAGTCCGTAACAGTCCAGGCATAGGCACCGGCTCACTCAGAGATAAAACCAATGCCAGTGTAAAGACAATGCGCTCATCGAGAAATCGACTCAAGAAAGCTGAAGAGTTATTTGTACAGAAAGACTCTAACGGCAAGTATAGGTTTTTTGAAATGGAATATGCCAAAGCGAATAACATCCCTGCTACGGTTCCCAAGGTTGATAATCGGGAGCATAGAAGCAAGGACAGTAGAGCTACGGCTATGGCAGTATCAATGCAGAATTTGTTTCGAGGTCTGGCCCGATAGTGGGCATTGTGCGGGTAGTGGATTTACTCAACCGCTTTTTTAATTGTTAATATGTATCGAATAAGGATTAGAAAAATGACCGAAATAATACCGGATAAATGCGTTTGTGGTGGTGCTATGAGGCTTGTGCGCTGGCCTATTGGCTTTAATGATAATGAGAGCTACAAGGTTGAATGCTCCAAAGATTGCGGAACATCGGTTGATGGGTTGCGCGACTGGGAGAAAACAAAGAAAGCATGGAATGAGGCTCAAGGCCCGCTTTAACTCTAAATAATGTACTGGAGGAATTATTAGAATGGCAACGCCAACAACAGAAGAATCATGGCAACAAGCCGCTGTTTTATTTACAGATGCCATGAAACCGATATGGCCAAACCTTACCCGCTCAGATACAAAATTAATGTTTATGGCGCGACATAGTTTGAAAAAGGACACTCCGATTTTCATTGGTTTTGATCCCGCGAAAGGCGTAGACATATCATCTTGGAGCAACCCAAGTGGCTTTATTGAGTACGCTAAGCCGCAATAATGTACTTTTAACGAGATAACAATGACGAGAATAGTAATGGTCAGAGCGGGTGATAAATGAAAACAATGGATGAATGCGTAGAGTTTCTTTGTGCCAGTGATGGGCCTTATGCTGATGCTAAAGCCAAGGTTAAGTACCTGGACAAGAAGCTAAAGGTTGTTAAGGCTCAAGCGTTTCTATCTGCTACAGGTACAGGAGAAGTGCGTAAGGCTATGTCTGAAGTTGATCCTGTACACCTTGAGTCATTGGAAGAGTATAAGGATGCTTGTTTGGATATGGAGACTTTAGGTGTAGAGAGAGAAACGATTAATATCAGGATTGAAATCTGGCGCACTAAGTCGGCCAACTCCAGAAAGGGCAATATCTGAATATCGTGCTACAATGTCAGGACAGACAGCGACTAACTGCCTGCCCCTAATCATCAATAGTTATAAGGAACTACGATGACTGCAAAGAATGATAACACACCAGAATTAAAACCTTGCCCGTTTTGTGGTAGCGAAACAATTTGTATGGACGAAGTTGATCGCCATCTTCCGTTTAATGCTTATTGTTTTGATTGCTCTGCTGATGGCCCTATGGCTTCAACTAAAAAAGAAGCTATCGCATGGTGGAATACTCGCGCATGAACAGCAAATTCCGCTGCACTGGTTGCCGTGAATACTTCCCTCAATCGGATAAGATAAAAATCAATCGCGGTACTTTCTGCTCTATCGATTGTGCAGGTAGTAAAGGCTTGAAAAAGGCGAAGGCTGAAAAGGTTAAGGAAGAGAAGCAGGCCCACACTAAAGCTAAGAAGGATTTGAAAGACAATGATAAATCATTTCAAACAAAAAAGACTCAGCGCATATTTAATTCTTATATTCGCTTACGTGATATGGCTTTGCCTTGTATCAGTTGTGGCAGGTTTCACACTGGCCAATATCACGCCGGTCATTACCGATCTGTTGGTGCTAACCCTGAACTCAGATTCATACCAACCAACTGCCATAAGCAATGTTCTGCGTGCAACAATCATCTTTCTGGGAATATATCTAATTATAGAATTAATTTACTTTGCAAGATTGGGGAAGCTGCTGTTGCCGAAATGGAAAGAAGCCACCCCGCCAAGCGGTACACAATAGCCAACTTAAAAACAATCCAGAAATGGTACACCAGAAAAACAAAACGACTACTGAGGGATCAACAATGTTAGATAATTTTAATAGATACGTTAAGGCTAAAGACGTTCACAAACTAATGAGCAGCTTTCCCAAGTGTGGCGTCATGTATAGAGATATTGGAAACGGTTATTCGATTATTTTAGTAGCGCCTAATTTAAAGCTATCAGATTATATCGATAAGATTTACTCAGCACTGATTAAAAATACGAAGGCTATTATTGCAAGAGTGCCTGATAGTGTAGCGGCTATTTACGGTATTAATATTCCAATTCTTACTGATGTGGTGGCGTAATGAAGCCCATCCCTCACACCGTCCAGCTCTATCATCTCAATTCTAATATGAATGTTGAGCAGCGCTATAGAGTTTGCGTACTGTATAAAATGTTCTGCAATTCGGTTGATGGTGATGAGTTTCTAACATTCGATAAGCCGACACAGAAAACGTTTAATAATAGTTTGAATGCCTGGAGTGCCTCTAGTGATTGGCTGTTTAAAGATGGCAAGGATTACTACCGCAAAGCACCGGCTTGTAAGTTTGCAGGGTTTCACGATAAATTAATAGGATTATGGAAATGGGTAACGTCCTTGAACTTGGGTTAGCACAAGATAAGAAAACATTGCTTGAGACTATCTCGCATTATGAAGTGATGTTGAATGAGTTACAGATACAAATAGAAGCGCTTGAGTTTGGGTTAGGCGTATTAAGACGAACTGTTAAGGAGTTATGAATATGAGTTTTTTCGGTAAAAGTTCAATTGATAAAGCTATCGACGTTGTTGGTGATGTTGCTAAATCTGGTATGGGCATGTGGAACAATGCAGACTTTACCAGTCAGGAAAAAGCAGACCACTTACTTAAACTATTAGAGGCTACCAAGTCACAAGGCACGTCAATCAGCCGTAGGGATTTACTGTGGTTTATTATCGCCTTGCATGGTTTCTCGTTCGTTGTAGCTGTGATCTATGTAGCGTTTGATTCAATGGATAAGGTGACCAACCTTGTGTCTGTAATGGACGCATGGAAGCTAGGATGGGCATTTGTTGCTGCGGTATCGTTTTACTACTTAACTCAATTCAAGGGGAAATAACATGCCTGGCATTCAACTCGACTGGCAACCACCAGTAAATAACCAAGACGGAACACCTGTTAGCAGTGCGCTAATTTACGCAGTCTATGAAAATGATATTAAGATCATCGATGACTTAGCCCCTGCTCAATTTAGTATTGATATGAATGGCAGAACTGGGGGTGATTACAATTATCAAGTTACAGCTCGCTACGGCAATAGCGCAGAGTCGGAAAGGTCAGCAGCAGTAACTGTAAATTTTATGATAGCCCCAAACGCACCGCTAAATCTGACAGCGGTTTTAATATGAAGTGGTTATACGCTGGAATAGTTGTGGCTATGTTTATGTTTTTTTACACTAGCTGCGAGAACCCGCCGAAGTCACCAACAGGATTAACACTTACAGTAAACTAATGGAGAAGGATATGGAATCGCAGACAAAGGAAATACTCAAGCATCTGAAAAAAGGCAAGACTATCACAGCACTGGAGGCGCTTAAATTGTTTGGCTGCTTGCGTCTAGCGGCAAGGATAGTCGATATTCATGCAATGGGATATGACACAGCAAGGCAGATGGTCAATGTAAAGGGGCGCTCAAATAAGGTGGCGCGTTATTCACTGGTAGGGAGTAAATAGGATGGCTTTAGTATTAACAATCAAAGACACAGACGGCCCAATCTGGATAGGTGAGGATATTAAAATATCGTTAGTTTTTACAGATAGAAGGAGTGCCAGACTAGCGATAGAGGCACCTGATGATGTTGAGATCCTGAGAGACTCACTCAAGAATAGAAATGATAGAATTAAGGAGAAAGGCAATGTTAACTAAACCACCACAAAGAACTATAGATACATGGGGAGCGGGGCATTACGGGGCCAACAGAGGATCACGTAAGCACAAGGGCATCGACTTTGCCTGCTATCCTGGTTCTAGTATCTGCGCTGAGAAGTACGGCAGAGTCACTAAGATTGGCTACCCCTATGATGACGATGAAGATAATGACGGCAAGCCTGACTTTACCTATGTCGAGATTCAAGACCCGTTAGGCTTTAAGGCTCGATACTTCTATGTTGTTCCTGCTGTAGCTGTGGGCGATATGGTTCAATCAGGTCAATCAATCGGCATCTCTCAAGAGCTTGGGAAAAAGTATCACGGTATTACTGAGCATATCCACTTTGAGGTTAAGGATAAGGACGGTAAGTTCTTTGATCCGGCAGAGTATTTGCTGTGAAAGAGCCTGATATATTTTCACAAGTAGCAGTACTATTCATCCTGGCTGTTGGGTGTTTAGTCTTTGCATTTTTATCTAACTGAGGGGTGAATGATGGACTTCATAATCAATATCGTTGATGACTTTGGCGCCAGTATCGGGCTTAAGATAGTGCTGCTGATGGGCTTAGCCTTCGCCACCTTTGTTATATGGCGGCTAGGCATGATAGTTAAAGCCCTGAATACGGTTGAGAAAACAGCAAGGGAGGAAATTCGAGAGACTACAATAACGGCCTCAGAGTGTAAGGGTCAGATTGATATTATTAAGAAGGTTGTTTTTAAGGAGGCAGAGTGACTCGACATATTTGCGCTGCTTTGTTTGTTCGGCCTGATGGCTGCTACTCTGGAATGGGCGATGTTGACTTATGGGATGAAGAAAGGGACGCAAGGAAATATAATGGAATCCTGCCTGTTGTAGCTCACCCTCCCTGCCAGTTATGGGGAAACCTAGCATCGGTGAATTATGCTAGATGGGGTGGCGAGAATAATAAGCCTAAGAACGATCAAGGTTGTTTTGAGTCTGCTTTATATTCTGTTAATTCATGTGGCGGAGTTTTAGAGCATCCGGCAGGTACTAAAGCGTTTTCTGAATATGGAATACCTCACCCAACAGGGAGCGGATGGCAAGCCACCATCGATGGGGCTTGGGTTTGCGAGGTATGGCAGTCAGCCTATGGGCATAAGGCGAATAAGGCAACATGGCTATATTACAGAGGATTTTACCCGCCCCATAAGCTCAAGTGGGATAGAGTAGCGGGAACCCATCAAATAGGCGGATGCGATAAACGAGGCAAAGCTAAAAACAAACCAACAATCAGAGGGGTAGAGGCATCAGCTACACCTATAAAATTCAGGGATGAACTGATAAAACTTGCCGTGAATACTAGGGGTGGGTAACTTCCACCAGTCAGCCTCTTGGGTAAAGCTATCAAAGGACTTCAAAACCCTACGCTGTGTGGATTGCGGTAGTACAGCAGACATTCAGTCAGGGCATATTTTATCGGCTCACAAGTACCCTCTCTTTGCTTTGTGGCGTTTCAACTTAAAGCATCAATGTCAGCCCTGTAATTTAAAGCAGGGAACAAAGACAAAGTGGGGCGTTAAATCAATCTATCTGTGGAGTTTGTATTGGATGATAAGATTTCTTACTATTTTAATAATTATCTTTATGTGTAGTTACATCTACTTAGACATAGCCCGCAATGGCTTTGAATTTTCTATACTGCTTGAGCTGTGGGGTGAGTTTACAGAGTTCCTATCAAACATCCGTGATAAATTCCCAGATTAATATGACCATTGGCGTACCCAATATCCCACCAAGCCAAACGAAAGCCTTGTTAGCCCTACGCTTAAAGGCAATCAAGTCTTGCAGGTCAGCTTCCATTGCTTCAAAGCGGTCAACGGCTTCCTCGGTCTCATCATTCATACCGACTTAACCTCTTCGCCAATCTGGTTAGTGTCAATCAGGAATGGTTCTCTAGCCTCATCACCTAAGTCGATAGCCTCGCTGCTTGAGTCAGTAAAATCACAGCTGTTATTGTTGCCAGTGATGGTGCAACAGCCAGGTATAAGCAATATTATTAAGCAAATCTTATTCATACAACCACCAAAGGATTAACAATGTATAAATTCATAGTAATAAGGGAATGCCCAAAATAACATCTGTAATCGTTATGCTTGGCATGTTTGGCACCTATTTGATATTTACTGTATTATAGCCTCGCGGCTAGGTTGTACAACCGAAAAGCAGTTAGTCACTGCTGCCGCCTTGTCTGACTACCTATTGACTAAAGGAAACATACTCATGAAGATTTTATTATCTATAGCATTAATAGCCCTGCTAACTGCATGTAAAAGCGGAGGGTCAGATAATACATCAACACCACCCGCAGAGCCTGAGCCAGATTCAACTAAACGAATTGTGGTTATAGGTGACGCTCTGTGTAATACATCAACCGGCTTAATTACCCCTTGGCCTGATCGCATTAGCGGCTTTGGTGTATATAATAAGCGCCGCTGCATTGATGGCCACTTTAATAATATTAATGATTATTACCACTTTATCGAGGCAACGGTTAACGGCAGCTTGATTATGGCGATAGGTCACACAGAGGCTAAAAACATACTATCTGGCAATCAGTCACTAGCGGGTTTTAAATCAAACTACGCAACGATAATGGCTAACGGAGTTTATCTTGATCGTGAGATATACTGCCTGCTACCTCCTTTGACTGAAAACCCTGACTTACAACCCATTATTCAGCAAGTTCGCGATTATATTACTGATGTTTGCGAAGGCCCAATTATTGAAAGCGCTCCATTAGTCGGCACTGAATACGATGATGAAGGCCATAATCTTACTGCTCAACTCGTCACTAGTGCTCTAAGTCACTAAAGTATAAACGTCTGAGTTGCCATCTCGGAGCTTGGACGCACTTGCCGCCAAATTATATACTGTTATTCCTGTGCCTTTAAATGCTCCGCCAGCAGAGCCGCCAGGATAAGTTACATAAATAGGCACTCCGCCGTCATTACCTGCAACACCATCTAAAGAAAACCCACCGTCACCAGCAGCAATAGACCCACCAAAAACTCCACCCAGTCCACCAGCACTAAAGCTACCGTTTGACCCGTTGGTTGGTGTATATGTTGCGCTTGGAGGTGTAACGCCACCCAGTCCACCAGGAATGCCCGATCCGCCGCCACCGTTAAGTAATGTTCTCCCCGTACCTGTACCGTCTTGAATAACACAACCGCCGCCGCCTCCTGCTGCATATAGCTCACCATCAGTTGTATAGGTATCGACAACTCCATAATTAAGATAGATTTGCGTAGTTATGCTGTCTGATTGGTAGGAATCACTACCTACTTGACCCGATGAATCACCAGGAACCCCTGTGCCGCCTGTTCCCCCTAGTCCGCCCTTAGCCGCCCACTTAGTACCTGCTGTGGCTATGATCTTAACCGTTGACCCTGACGCAAAGTTACCCGCCCGCATTGCGTATTGTGAAGAGCTAGAGCCTATAGTAGCGCCCTGCAATACAAAGGTGACATCAACAGCTGAAGCCGGAGCGCCTGCCCTGTCATATAGGTTTAAATCAAAAACTGTGCCAGATATAAATATAACTAATGGGCCGCCGCCTGTATCGATTAAAGGAATATAACTAAGTGCCTTAGCTGCGTAGTATCGGCCTATACCATTAACAACAGGTTTTAGCTGTGTAATCTGTGCCGTTATCTTGCCGCCGTATTCTGTGCCATCAGGGAGTTGGCTGTCTCTCGATATAATGTCGACAACATCACCAAGCGAAGTGCCGGATAATTTACGCTCTTCAATATTGAATGAGATTTCTTTTGGTGGCTCATTGAACCGCTGAACAAACCGACTCGCTAATATTGTTGATGACGAGTCAGATATAAACCGGCAAGGGTCGAATTCATACATTGAAACATCGCCGTACAAATCAGAAGACTCTGATGCTGTGTCAGTGTATACCGTATACTTTTTATAATTGTTCTTGTCATCTGATAGTGCTTGGTAGGGCTTTCTGTGGGTAATGTATGCCCTTGAATAGCGTTGGTTAGGCTGTGTCTTTACCTTTAAGTTTTGAATGTCGTTGACTTCAGATAGTGTTCTTATTGATTCCTTCCAAGCACTAACTGCTGAAACAACTACTTTCTGAGTTGATTGATTTAGCCACATATCAACCATATACACTTCGAGCATTTGATTAATCAAATCTATAGCAGGGGCTGGCTCAGTAAAGATACCGTAAAGCAAGGCCGATGAATTCCACTCGGTTATCTCATTATTCCATTGTGTAAAATCAACATAAGCAGACAGGCCAACATGATTGTAAATAGTAGTTAGCATATTAGCCAAAGGGTAAGCGTTCATCACGTAGCAGAGCTGTACAGTGTCGCCTGAGTCATGAGCCTCTGCTGTGGTTCTATATAATAATATACCGCCTGTGCCTATCTGATCCGCACCTCTAGCCGTACAAGTAATCGAGTTAGCCGTTAAACTATCAATCCTGATTATCTCTTCACCGATTATCACCCTATCAATCGCAGCAAGCCCTGTAGTCTCTGTTACAGGAATAGTTAATTGTGATTCTGTAATATCAGCCGTTAATGTAATAGTTGATGGTGTTGGGAATTGTTCGTTGAATTTCTCAATATCCTTGAGCGCATCTTTACCAGTAATCTTAAATTGATTGCCAGACAGTTGAGATGATTCAATAAAATAGATAGCTGTGGATATTTCATAGCTAACCCCATCAGCAATAGCGTAGTTATAAACCTTCAGTTGCTTACCATCTAAAATATTACGCGCTAATAGCTTCCCAAAGAATGAACCGTTATCACTGAAATTAATCGGGCCTGGGTCACTATCGAAATCAGTCATTGATAACGTAATCGTTGAACGGCTCGACATACCCTTACCAGGCTTAATCTGTGGCGTTGATTCACTCGAAGAACTAACGCACTTAAATATCTTACTATTAAGTATCGATTTGCCTGTGATTGATGCTGATGGCTGGCTTACATTGGGTGCGTCCTGAGATGTAAACCACAATGAATAAGTAGAATCGCTCGACTGCGTACACGTTATAGGTGTGTGCCACGTACCATTCACCCCATCGACCGGAGTACAGACAGTGCAATAAGGCAGGATTAATTCATAAAGTGAATAGTGATATTGCGCGAACTCCGTCCTCATAGGATCAAGCCCTTTGAATATGCGTTAAATGATATTGATGACACACCTAGCAGCCTTGTGACTCCGTGCGCTTTTGTCTCCATCGCCTTAGCATCAAAGCCCGCACATGAGTGAAATACATTGTCATCCTCAAGCACATAAAATGTATTAGTAGTGGCGAAGTCTAAGAAATCATAATACCCCTGATATTCACTCATTAGATTATTAGGAATAGACAGAGATGATTTAATCGTCTTGGCTTGATACAGCAAAGCAATAGGAGAGCTATTCAAAGACTTAGCGCCGCGTGATTCTCTATTAGGCACAGTCCATGGTCGTTTATAGCCTGCCTGCTCGCCGTTATGGGGTACTGTGTAATACTCACCCATAGCCATCTCTATAATTGCAATATCGCCGGTTCCTGTGACAATAATCTCAACCGTAGTTATTCCAGTTTGATCGACGTTAAACACCATGACCTGAGCGTCATTACTGCCAAGCGTATTATTAACGACTGTTACAGTGTCGCATTTAATTTCTATACTTGTTTTCTGTGAGATATTGCCCGCTATAGCTATATAGCCAATCTCTTGAGCTGTGCCATAAGTAAAAGTCGTCGAGTGAGTGCCTGCCATTGCTGCCACATAAACACTGGAGTAATCACCATCAGCAATAACATTAATATCCTGTGTTGCTGATACAGGGCTATCAACAATAGTTGCAGTAGCTGAAACATTCGATTTAGATAAAATCACGATATAACCCCGTTCTGCTCTAGTTTGGCAATATTATCATAAACAATAGAAGCTATAGCCTCGCCATCAATTTCAAGTGTGATGTTTGAAGCAAAACCAGTTGCACCACTTGCATCAGTAGCCGATAAGTCTGCACCTCCTTGCGCTATATCCTGGCCCTGTTCTGGATCTGATGCTATTGATGGTGACGAAGAAACTGGAGCAATACCACCACCGCCTTTAGATGCTGACAGTGTAGCCGCTAACTGAACCGCTCCCATTGCCGCCGCTGCCGCTGCTCTTCCGAAAGCTGTATAAGGATCACCACTACCAAGTTGGTGCATTACAGCAGCACCCGTTTTAGCAACAACTAAACCCGCCTCTATTGCTTTTGAATCACCAAACAATAAAGCATTGGCAGCCATCGCCACCGATACGCCGTTTTGTACATTGGCATTTTTGCCATCATGTAAAAGATCGTCTGCTCTCGCTTCATCCCTATCAGCTTTTAACTGTGCCTTAGATGCCTTTTCTGTTGCCTTTATCTTGTCATCAGCAACCTTTTTATTCTTCTTCATTTTGTCTTCAAATGACTCACCAAAGCTGCCGCCCTCTTCAGCTTCAATACGGGCAATGTCAGCCTCTGCCGATTCTGCCTTAACTTCAGCAATCCTTTCGTTAATGGCCAGTATTTCTAAGTCTAATTCCTTAACTCTTTCCCTTGCGGCCTTCGCTGACCGGCCTGTATTCTCGGCAAGTGCCGCATTGGTCGCCCGCTTCTCTTCCATAATATCAAGCTGGGCATCTAACTCCCTAAGACTTGAAAGGTCATCAATGCTTCTGAACCGGTTGATAAAATCTACTATGGCATTGGTTGCTGTTGGAACTATCTCAATAACAGCATTAAAAAAGCCCTCTAATGCAGGTGCAATAGATGAGGTAATGATTGATGCTGAATCACCCAATCCTGCCGTTAACAGGTCAAACGATCCGGCCATTGCTGCTATATCTTCAGACTGCTGAGTCGTTAGCTGTAAAGACTCAGACATATCCTTATATCCGCCCTCTAAATTCTTTAGCTCTGAACCGTTATCCCTGAATAGCTGCGAGGTATATTCAAGATCGTTCGACATCGATTTAAGAACCCATGACATCTTAGCGCCGCTAACACCTGCATCCTCCATAGTGTCGACCATCTTTATAATGGCGTCCTCTGGCTTCATTTCCTCCAGTGTCATAGCAAAGGCCGCCGCCGCAGCATCAGTCATGCCCATAGTATCGGCGAAGTCTTGAAAGGCTCCAGACCCTTTACCATCTTGGGCAAATGTAGCTGTAAATTCCCCTATTCGTTCCGATACATCATTGAGCGAATCAGCCGCCCCTTTAGCGTCAACATCAAACTGACTGAATGCAAATGCTAAGCCCTTGAACTCTTCCTTTGACATCTTAGCCGTTACAGCCAAGTTACCCATTGTCCGGTCAGCCTTAGCCGTAGCCACCGCAATAGCTGTGATAGCCGCTGCCGCTGCTAAGCCTGCTTTAGCTACTGTTGCAGCCGCATTGCCTACCGCTTTAAATGAAGTGCTTAGATTGGTCGCTTCTTCGTCGGTATCTTTAAGCGTTTTTTTAACGTCATTAAGATCTTTAACAGCCTTGTCGACCTTAGCGTCTAACTCTAATACCAGTTTTTCTGTAGCCATGATTACACCATGAGCCAATCATAAGACGCACCATGTTGCAGCCGCTTATAGTTGAGCATTAAGGATAGGTCTTGTTTGGTTTCTAATTTGATGTCTAACAGTTTGAAGCATTCGAGCATATCAAGATTCCATGCTTCAGATGGGGCAATCTTTAGATCTTTAACTAACGCGGTATAGAATGCCCAAAAATCAATAGTAAGGGCATCCGATGACATAACCTTGGCTAACCCTTCAAATCGGCAGGTTACTTTTTTTTTTCGGATATCTCGTTGTAGATTGTTGAATATTCACCCGCAAGCCTTGCCAGTTCAAAAGTCCACGGCTCCGACATATCACCATCGCGCTCAGTCGGTATCCAATCAACTCTAAACATAGCATCCTCAAGCTCTTCCTTGGATACGTTCTTGTCAGTAACAACGTCGAATATATCCAAAGCCACACCAAAGGGGACAGCTTCTGCTATCAATGCCATCTGATTAGCAACCCCCTGGCCCTGACCACTAGAGGCAGCAATAATAACCTTGCCAATATAATAGCCCAGTGAGTTACCCTGCCGCTTAATAAATTCTCTATGGGCGGCTAGGGTGACACTTGACTCATACTGCTGATAACAGAGCTTTATCATACTGGCGGAGTATGTGGAGTGCGTGTGACAACATCGCTAGAGCTAAAGGTAATCGATGTCATTACCGCATTACCATCGGTAGGCAAGGCATCACTGAGGGCATTAGGGGTAAATTTACCCACATATGTCTCACCAGTTTCGCCAAAGGTGATAGTGTAATCATCTTGAAGGCCTGTAAAAGCAGCCTCTCGGATAGCCTCAAAATCAACATCGCTGTTATAGACAATGGTTCCAGCAAATACAATCTGCTGTGAAGTGGTCGCTTTATCTAACAACTCAACAAAGCCGCCTGATGATTTATTGGTAATATCAATAATCGCGCCGCCCATTGTCATAGTAAATTCACCCTGTCCGACTACTACGGTGGGTGTTGAGCCTTTTGCAATTACGCAAGCTAAGCCCTGTTGTGCGCCTGGAGTAGCCATATTAATTTCTCACATAGTTAATAGTAATGGTTTTACTCATCCAACTCTCACTGGATGCTGATGGTGTTATTGTTAAATCTTGAATGTAAACAGTTTGGCCATTAGCCGTAGCTGTCGCATTGTTATAATAAATGTCCTGTATATCTTGAGTCAATTGTATCAGCCTTAGCACTCCACGAGAAACATTGCCGGTTCTATCGTTTAGTGGCACATAAGCTGCAATCTGAAATAGTCCGTTTTCTTCGTCGAATCTATCCTTAGCCAATGAATCAATCGAGGCGGGCATATAGTAAACAGATAGCCATGCGTCCTTTCCTGTTGGGTCATAGGTCATGTTCTCATAAGCAACATCAGATAGATCAATATTAGCTATCTCTGAGTTACTAATAGCATCCGTCAATCGGTTAACCAGTGCCTGATAACTATCAATCATTGAGCATTCTTCCGCTTTAATCGTGTACGCATACGCTTAACATTGAGTCTAACCATACCATTAGGGGCTTGTTTAGAATAGCCGCCTGCTGATAGCTTCTGGTATTGAGGTGTTCCACCCTCTGAGGTATTAGTACCCATCTTAACTGGGCTTGGATAACCACCGTATTCAACCACGTTAGCGTAAGGCATAGGGTTAGTAAAAAATAGCTTCTTGCCTATAACCACTTTTGGCATACGCGCCACGCTTGAAAATGAACCGCTACCGCTGCCGCTTGGTGTTCTAACTACACCCTTGGGGCTTTTTTCTGATAGGTTCCAGCTATTACGCAATCGGCCACCGTCTTTAAAATGAACAGGTGTTTGTTTGATGATAGCAGTCAGTGTTTTAATGTATTCTTTTTTAACTGTCTCATTCGAGCCTGTAACCATGCCATCGATAGCCTTCAGAGCGTTACCCATACCCTTTATCACTTGCGCCTCACTATCGGCTTATAAGCTAAGGGGATTCCATAGGGTGAGCTAATAGACACACTGATAACTATAAATTTCTCACCAGTTGACGACTCTATAACCTCGCCCTGTTTAATCTCAGTAGCACCATCACAGACCAGCTCCCTGTCACCATCTTTAATCAGGTCATTATCAATCGATGACTTATCAATGCTCTTGAATATAGCG